GGCGGTGCTGTTAAGGAGCAGTACCAGGACTCTCGTACCGACGACACCGAGTGGGTTAAGGACGACAACTGGGTATCAGTTAAGTAAATCGACTTCTTTAGGTAAAAGGATTCAGGATAACAAACCGTTGGGCGGCAGGCTAAGTAACAGCCGTGCCGCCCTTCTTTATTTATAATCATACAATTTATGGCAGAGGAAAAGAAAATAGAGCAGCCGCAGGTGGACTTGCAGGAGATGCTTGACAGCGTTCTGAGGGACGAGCCTACCGAGTTCGTGTTCATGGGAAAGAAGCACAAGCTCGGCTGGCTTCGCAAGGGAACTATGACAAAGTGCTCGCACATACAGCTAAAGGAGAAGAATGAGTGGAAGCGCAACGTGAAGATGTGCGTGTGCATCCTGCTCAACAATATCTGGAAGATTCGCTTCTTTTACGCAATCTACTGGAGGTGGCTCTATTACGTCAAGGACATCGACGTAACGGAGGTGCTTCGTGTGCTCGATGTTTCTAAAAAAAAAATTCCATCGACCGCATTCTCATTGGCTACCATATTAGCGACAGGGATGACGGACGTGATGATGACGATGACGAGGAGCGAAGTAAAAGCTACCCAAGCAGGACAAGCTGGGGAGCAGCCTTCTCGTTAGCGGAGAAGTTCGGATTCCTTTTCGCAAGGAGATACGGGATAGCCGCCTACGACTACTGGTGGGGGTATTCTTCGGCGCAGATAGACCTGATGGTTGCGGACCAGCCTCTCGTTGTCTATCCTAAGACGAAGAGCGACGGACCGAAGAAACATACGCTAAAGCAAATGGACGACCTCTACGACAAGTGGGCGGAGCAAAAGAAGAAAGAAGGTAGTCTTGTCGGGAAGAAGGTTTCTCTCGCCGAGTACCTTAACGGTAATAGTTAAATCTTAAAAATATACAGGATATGGCAGACGGAAATTTGGGAAGCCTTTGGTTCCAACTCGGTTTAAAGGATAACACCTCGAAGGAGTTACAGAAGATCATCGACAAGTTAAAGACTGGAGATGACGCTGCCAATGCACTCCTTCGTGCATTACAAGGATTTGGAACGAAGAAATCCGGTTTTAAGGAACAGGCTGAAAAAGCAAAAGAGTTCTCGGATGTTCTTTTGGAGTTAAACAGAAGAATATCAAAACTAAGGAAAAACGATAAGGGAGATGAAGCAAAAGACTTGCAGAACGCAGTTAAGAACGCCCTCTCATATCTGGATATGCTGCAAAAAATCAATATAGAACGCAGTAAAATATCCGAGCTACGTTCATTGAATCCAAATGTTGACACTTCGAAACTTCGGGAAGCCGAAGTCATGCTTGAAAATGTTAATAGCCAGCTTCTTAGGTTGCAAGGAAAGCCACAAGGAGGAGGTGGAGGTGGCGTTGACCAGGCAAACGTGCTGCAAGATTATTCCAAAGTCTTGCAGATGACTCTTCGTGATGTTAAGCAGATAACAGACCAATTCAAGAAGGAAAACCCGCTTTCCGCTTTTTCTGGTGGTGCAGCAAAGGTTGAGGCAGACATCGCAAGGGTAACGGAGAAACTTGCAAAAATGCGTGACCTTATGAGTGAGGGTGTAACGAAAGGATACAATACAAGTATGCTCGGAGGAAGCCTTACGGAGCTTGATAAGGTCTTGTCGCGTTTACAGGCAGCGTCAGGAAACAAGTCGATTCTTACCGATGCCGCCCAGATGAAGAATCTCCTTTCTGACGTTGCTGTAGAAATGACTAAAGCAACATCTGCCACACAAGCCTATGGTCGCGAGAAGGGAAAGGTTATTGCCATAGAAAGGGAGTTCGCCGCAGCAGCCAAGTTGAGTGCAAAAGACAACGAGGCAGAACTAAAGGCTCAATCCGATTACATAAAGAGATACATGGCTCTCGTCGAGAAGAAGAGAGAAATGGCGGAGAAAGGTGGTATAACACTGTTTCAAAAGAATGACCAAGGGCTAAAGAACATTACGGCAGAGATAGATGTACTTCTTGACAAACTATCAAAAGTCAGGGAAGATATAACATTGTATCAGCACGCTATCGGTAACGGAACAAAGGAGTCGATTGCGTTCGGCCAACAAGGATTGAAGGAGGCAAACGCTGAGGCAGAGAAGTTGATGAGCACTATTACCGCCCTCCAAAACGTTTACGACACCCTTAGGGTTAGCCAAGCCAATGTAAAGGACTTGATTGGACAGACTCCTCAGATGCAGAGGCAAAATGACATTCAGAAAAGAATGTCCGAGTATTATTCAAATCTCGAAAAAACGTCGGCAAAGGAGGCTGCGCAAGCAACACGAGATGCAGCAAAGGCGAAGCGTGAGGATGCGCAGGCAGATAAGCAGCGTCAAAAGGAAATCGAAATATCAACACAGCGTATCAACTCATTGTCTGACGCTCTCGATAGATTGAAGTCTGCCAGGTTTACGGCAAAGATGCTCGGTATCGACACAAATGAGATAGATCAACAGATATATAAAGTCATCGACTCAATCAACTTGCTTGACACGGTAAGAAAAAGACTGGAAAGCGGAGACAAGACAGTCATAGGTACTATCGGGCAGATAGGAAACGGCAGGGAGGTACAACTCGCAAACCGTGTAGCGTCAGAATACGAACGGTCTAACAAGGAGGTGCAGAAAAGCATAGAACTTGAGCAAAAACGCCAGGCTGAGATTGCGAAGAGTGCGGCGAAAGCTCGTAACGACTTGGCGGCTGCTTTCGCAGGAGCAAATGCAGAGGCAAAGAAGATGCAGTCCATCGTAAGCGACATCAAGTCTTTGTTCCTGCAAGGAGGCATTGTATTCGGCGCACAGCAGTTCTTTAACTCAATCGTGCAGACTGGTGGTGAGATTGTTCAGCAACACGTGGCGTTACGTTCCATTCTTGGTGACGTGCAGAAGGCAGACGAATTGTTTGCCCAAACTCAGCAGCTCGCCTTGCAGTCTCCATTCAAGTTCGGAGAGTTAAACCGAGACGTTAAGCAACTTGCCGCATTTGGCGTGGAAGCCAACGACTTATATGACACAACGAAGCGTCTCGCCGATATTGCGTCAGGCCTCGGTGTATCCTTCGAGCGACTTGGCTTGGCTTACGGACAAGTGAAGGCTCGTTCTTGGCTTGATGGTAAGGAATTGCGCCAGTTCGCATACGCTGGTCTTCCTCTATTGCAGAAAATTACCGACCTTTACAACCAGGAAGGAAAGAACGGAAGGAACAACTACACCCAGGCTGACGTCAAAAAGATGATTTCTGGCAGACAGGTTAGTTTCGAGGACGTGCAGAAGGTGCTGTGGAATATGACCAACGAGGGCGGCCAGTTCTATAACATGCAGCTCGTGTTGTCAGAAACTTTGCTTGGTCGTTGGAACAAGCTCATCGACGCATGGGACATCATGCTCGGTAAGTTCGCAGAAGGAAAGAACGTTGTTGGCGGCACTTTCTCGTTCATTATCAATCGAGTAACAGACTTGGTTCTAGCTTTAGACAAGCTCTCTCCTGCCCTCTTATCATTCGGAGCTGTGTTCGCTGCGAAAAAACTCGTTGGCTTTGGATCATCGAAGTTAGGACTTGGTTCGCTTTCAAAGAATTACAACGACCAAGTGAACGCTCAGTTGAAGGCTTACGCTATCGAGCAACAACAGATTGTTGTGGAGGGAAAAATTACGCAGCAAAAGGCATTGCAGAACGTGTATCAGAGGGCGGCTTCGCTTACAGAAAAAGAGTCTCTTGTCTCCGGGTACAACAGAGCCGCATTGGAGGGAAGAATGTCGATTCTGCAAATGCAAAGAGCTGTCAAGGAAGGATTGGTCTCAAAGGAGATAATACAGCAGCTTGCATTGATGGGGCAGATTACAGCCAAGCAAGAGCAAATCATCCTGAATGGAGGAAGAATATCCGCTGTATGGAGCATGACGACATCAAAGGTCGGTGGCTTTATCAACGCTATTGGTGGTTGGTGGGGAATCGGAATTACTGCCGTCACCTCTCTCCTGATGGGATACAATCAATGGTCTGACAGAGTAAAGGAAGACGAGAAGACCATGGTTGATGGGGCAAGGCAGAAATCAAAGAGCTATGGAGACTTTTTATCCGGACTTGGACCTAAGAGCGACTCGAATATGTCTTCTCAGGTTGATTCAATGAAGGAAATCCTAAAGAGTTCTGACGATTACACCGATTCCATCAAAGAGCAAGTCGAGAACGCTGATAGCCTGTCCAAGCAGTATGACATCCTAAAAAAGAAGATAGAGACAGTTAAGGATACGAACGACAAGATGGCCGGCAAGTATGGAGCCGTCGTCAATAATGCGACTTACGCAACCGGACTTACAAATGACAACCTGTTTAACGCTCTTGGTATAGATACGCCGGAGTGGTTGCAGTGGCTGAATGGACTCACAAACGACGATATTACGAAGAATGTAGAGGAAGCTCAAAATTCATTGTCTAAGTTCCAAGTAATGTTTGATGAGCTTGACTCTAAGACCAAGGTGGAAATGGAGGACTTCATCAAGTCTCTAATGAAGAACAACCAAGAACTTGCGAATCAGATAAAGGGGCTTCCTCTCGCCGAACAGATCAGAATGCTTGCTGCAATAGGTGGTGACGATTGGGATAAGTTTGTCGATAAGTTTGTCAATGGAAGTAAGGAAACTGAAAATTGGTTGAAGGAACTTGCTTCAAGAGCTAAAGAATCCAGCGACGATGTATCTGAAATAATGTACGATGATGTTCCGAAGGGGCTCGAATCTATAAGAAAGCAGCTCGGTATGTCGCAAGACCAGTTCAAGGAATGGGCTAAGAAAAATCCGGAGATTTTTGCGAACATGATGGACAAGATGGCACAGAAGGCGAATATTACAAGCAAGACCATTTTGTATTATTTCCATTCAGCTATAAGCAAACTCATGGATATGGACTTCTGGCCTGGAGATACCGATGGAAAGAAGAAGGGTAAGCCAACGTATAATTCAGGTGTGAACACATTCTTCGCATATACTATCAGAAAGAGGCTCTTCAAGAACGGAACCGTAACAGGAACGAAAAAGAAAGGAAAGTTCTGGGCCTCGGAGATTGACAATGCGTTAAGGTCAGTCCAAGACCAATCTTCTTATACGACTGGTGAAAATATACAGAAGGAGTTGAAGAGCGCAAGGAACGAGCTTGATGTTTTGAACACTGGGAAGGTTAACAAGAAATCATCGGAATACAGGAACGCCAAGCATAAATACGACATGTGGAAGGCGATTGCCGATGCTGGACACATCTCCAACGATGTTGGTAAGAACAAGGTGACGGGCAACTTTGGAAAAGACCACAACAAAGGTGGTCGCAAGGAGGATACCGAGCTAAAGAACCTCCAGGAGCGTCTGAATAGCTTGAAGTCGGCAAGGCAGATGTATCAAAAGTATCAGACCATCATGTCTGATGACGAGGCAAAGGAGAAGACTCTAAAGTTGTTCCCGGAAGTAACTGGATTGAATCTCAACGACTACCAAAAGGCGGTTAGAGAATTACTCAAAGGCTTCAAGATAAACACATCGGAGCGAAAGAAATTCCAGACTTCCATATATCGTGAGGTCGCAGAGTGGATTTTCTCCGAGAAAGACAAGAAAGCGTTCGACGAGAAGGCTGCAACCTTCAACGAAGAGATGAACAAACTTTCCGAAAGGTGGGATTTGTACAAAACTCTGCTCGAAAAAACAGGGAATAAGAACTTCGCCGAGTCTTCATGGATTGATGCTTTCCAGATGGACGAGAAGACGAAATCCTTGATGGACGAGTGGTATGCCCATTATGGAGAGGTTTTCAATCTGGAGGATTCTCTTAAACTTACTGATGGACAGGCAAAGGAAAGGTTCAAAAAAGCGGACCAGTACAACGAGTGGAAGAAAATTGTTGATCTCCTTCGCGGGAATTACGTCAAGTCATTGCAGGATGGAGCGGAAGCAATATCGCAAACAATGGCTATTGCGCAGAAGTTGGATGTTATCGCTAACAAGTACAACGAGAAACGCAAGAATGCTGGTGATGATCAAGGACTGATTGATAGGTACAACTATCTTGAAAAACAGGAGAAGTCTGGAGTTCTATTCGACCAGTTGAAGAGCGAGATAAACTGGGATGGCGTTTTCGGGAATCTTGATAACTACACAAAAAAGGAACTTCGCAAGATTCGCAAGCAGATTCGCGACCTTGTTGCTGGAGGTATTCTTGATGGTATGTCAACTACTGACTTGAAGTCTTTCTATGACGGAATGGAAAAATTGAACCAGGCAATCGACGGACAGGGATTCAGCGGATTGTCAGATTTGATTAGAGAAATGGTCGATGCTTCGCAGAAGTATGACGATTCCGTAAAGGAATACAACGAGGCTGTAGAAAAATACGGCAAGAATAGCTGGCAGGCAGAGGCAGCTCGCAAGAAAATGCAAGAAGCAGAGGACAGGAAACGCAGGGCGAATGGTAGTGTAAGGACAAAGAGGGAAACCCGATTGAGCAATATCTTGACAGTAGTAGATATGTTCAAGACGCTTGGCATGAGCAACGGAAGCGGTTCTACATTTCTGTCAAACGCTGGCGGATGGACGGAATCTCTCATGAAGATGTTTGGAGGAGACAAGGCGCAAAAGAACTCTCAAAAAATAGGAAGCATTGTCGGCATGTTCGCTGGGCTGACCGAGGCTATAAACGAGAAAGGCTTTGGTGGATTCCTGTCCGATGCGTTTGAGGATATAGGTGGTGCAACGAACTCCATCTTTAAGGATTTGTTCGGTTTAAACCTTGGGATAAAGGGGGCTGACTACTCCGACTATAATAAGGCAAAAGCTGAGTACGAAAATCTCGTAAACATTTGGGACACCCTTATATCCAAGAAGAAGACATATATGTCAGAACATTGGGGAACGGAAGCCCAGAATGCTTCAAAAGAAGCTATGGCTTTGTTAAAGTCAGAGATTGAACAAGCCAAGGTAATCGCTAAGAACAGGCTTGGATCTGGGGCTTCCATTGGTTCTCACTCTATCAGCTACCGAATGTGGAAGGGCTCTTACGACTACAATGGTACAAATTGGAGAGACGTAGCGGGAGAGATCTCGTCAAAGTATGGCGTGCAGTTCAACGGAATGGAAGACATGCTCAACATGGCGCCAAAGGTGCTTGAAGGAATAAAGACTGATTTTTCAGGTCTTTGGGCCAATATGGATAGTGACTTCCGTGATTACCTCGACAAGTTGATTGAATACGGCGATCAAGTTGACGAGATGGAGGAGAGTCTAACTGAGAAGCTGACAGGAAACAAGTTCTCGGACTTGGTGTCTTCCTGGGGCGATGCAATGTCTTCGATGGCAAACTCTTCGGACAACCTGGTGGACCACTTCGAGGATAACTTGAAGAAAATTATCCTAAACTCCATGATAGAGGATATGTACAAAGACGATATAAATGCAATCCTCGCAAAGGCAAAAAAATATGGAGATAAAGATTTGTCCGATAACATCATGCAAGATGGGAAAATCGTATCGACATTCACAGGAGAGGAATATTCGGATGTTATGTCGGATGTAGATGATGTCGCAAAACGAATCGAGGCAACTCGTGACTTCTTGAAGAAAACCTACGAATGGTCGGATAGTAGCAGCTCTTCCTCGACGAACTCTGTTAAGGGTATTACGGAAGAAACCGCTGATATTATCGTGTCGTATATTTCGGCTATGCGTCTTGATTTATCAGTCAATAGATCGGAGCTCAAAACTCTGTCAGACTTCATACAAGCCAAGATTCCAGAGCTGAGTGTCATTGCTCAGTCTCAACTTACCCAGTTGAGTCAGATTTCGCAGAACACCTTGCGCAATGCGGATTCAGCAGAGCGCATTGAGTCAATGCTTAATTCTGTCATAAATGGCGTAAAAAGAGTAAGAGTTGTATAATTTAAGCATATTTATGCAAATATAATTGCATATTTATTCAGAAAGTTGTATATTTGCAGCATAAATAGTTTGATTAAGGTATGCAGGACAAGTATTTCAGGATTTACATGCAAAGGGAGGTTGATGATGCCGAGGTAATCGACACCATCACCTCCTTCGGTATGTACGTGAGCGAGAGTCCATTCAAGCCTTGCTCGGAAGTCAAGGAGCCTACGAAGAGGTCTTGGTACGACGAGCACGGAGACGACGAGTATATCAGCTCTGACGGACTATATATGGCATCCTACGAGAACAAGGTGAAGTTTTTATTCAAGGGGGACGCGTTCGGTGCGAATGAGAAGTGCAAGTCTTTCATCGAGTACCTGAGAGGCGGGATGATGAAGATGTACTGCGAGTTCAATC